ATTGTATAGAAACTAAATCACCAACATAGCACGGATCAAAGGGTACATAATTAGCTTGATAGAATAATTCCATTGCAGCAATGGTATCAAAATCTGTAAACTCTGTTTTATTACTAGCTTGATCAAAAAACCCCAAGCGAATTTTTGACACATCTATTTTATACTTTTTAAGATAAGTAAAAAAGTCAATAGATAATTTAAATGTTAATGCTTCAACGACCAAGAGAACATACTATTTTTAGTATATATTCAGTCCTTTATTATGCGGTAGTCATTTAATAGGTTGAAAATTTTACCGTGTGTCACATTACATTCATTAAAAATCTCAAGGTGAGAAGTATCACGATAATTTTGCATCCAATAAACATGCTTAAATCCGGCATTAACCAGAATCTTGGTGCACATTTTACACGGAGAAAGTGTTAAGAGTATTATATAATTTTGTGGATCGTATTCTTGAAACTTAGCAATCATATTTACCTCAGCGTGAATAAATCCACTTTCTCCTGGTGTTAAAGAATCTTCTTCAGTTCCAGTATTACTATTCGTTTCAGCTCCACTATAAGAGCCATTATATCCGAAGCTTGCTATTTTACTAAAGTCTTTCTTTATTGCCATACAACCAACCTTAGTAGTAGAAGAATTTGAAAGATCTCTAATACTTAATAAAATATTAGTGAATGCTTTTAGCTTTATTTGAAGTCGCTGAAGTTTGGGATCCATTTTTGTTTAATTAAAGTAGCTTTCATTTTTACCTCAGGTAATTCTTTATTGAGGCTATTTGCAATTCTTATATTTTCTTTATCATCATCAAAGAATTGAAAATTCCTAAATCCCATTTGCACAAATTTCATAAAGGCGTCTTTTTTCTTTTGTGCAGTAGAGCCAGTGAATCCTAAATTAGGATCATTGATTGCAAAGATAAAATCAGGATTAACATCAACACCGTTATGCATTAGAAAATCATAGATAAGTTTTGAATCATCTCTTGCAGTAATAATACCTACAGCGGTACCTTTTGCAATTGTTCTTTTGAGTATCCTAAAAACCCAATCAATTATTTTACCAGCCTTAAGAATTTCTAAATCTCTAAAGTCATTAAAATCAAACTCATCATGAGGCTTAGTTTTAAATGTATTAAATTCTTGTGGAGTAAGATCAATCTCATATCCTGTTTTTGGATTAAATACTCTAATTTTACTTTTGGTTACAATCAAAGTATCGTCAACGTCAAAGACAGTTATGTCCTTCCCCCATTTTCTATACTTTTCAAATAATTCCATACAATATATATCGGTTAATTTCTGTTGCTTCACCACAGGTGAGATATGAAATGGATACATTAACAATTTCTTCCATTCTCATATATGTGTTTCACTACCGGGAACCTTAGTGAATATCCACCATTCTGATTTTGACTTTCTTCAAAATATTGAACGGTTACGGTTTTACCGACTAATTCATTATGATTGTTGAGGTAATGTTCTCTTTGATCTTTAGAGAATCCAGATCCTACACTTACACGGTTACCTTTATGTTCAATTATAATATTACTTAATCCTTCCTTTTCAACTTGTTTACCATTTTCTGTCCATCTCATTGTTCCGTTAACACATTCTAATACCGTGTATTCAGCATCATGGAATTTTTTAACCTTTAGAAGATTATGGCTTCTTTTACCTTCATAGCCGATATTCTTTCTAACCATGATTCCTTCAAATCCTGCATCCTCAGCAGCTATTTTAATTTCAGTAAATCTTTCCTCAGTAGTTAACTGTTCTTGTTTTAAGAATTCCAACATAGAAGAGTTAATTCCTTCTGGTAAAATATCATAACCATTCTTAAGTCTTTCAGTAAGCGGTGTAGTTCCAGTCTTGTTATCAAATTCCTCTAAAGTTAAATAATCAAATACAAAGAATTTAGGATTTTCAATTTGATGGTCCTTCTTTCGAATCTGTTTCATAATTCCTTGGAAGTCTTCATTACCATCTTTATCCACCATACAGATTTCTCCGTCTAATATAAAGTCTCCACCTATCTTAGAAATTTCATTTTCCAAATTACCTAAAGTAGTAAATTCTTTACCGTTCCTTGAAAAGAATGTTACAGTATTCATTTCTTTTCTACAGATACATCTTACTCCATCCAATTTTCTGGATCCGTACCATTCTCCACTTTTAAAATCCACTCTCTTAGGATTATATGCATTTGCTAAAGCGACCTTAAAGGTTGGAATTAAATCTGAGTGGATTGCCTTATTAATAGAAGTAGTACCACATCCCATATTAAGGTCTCGGTTTAGCATATAGTAAATAATATCTTCCCATTGTTTATTCTCTAGGACGAATCTATTTACATTTGCAATTGCCGTATGACCGGTACATACCCTATTTCTTAAATCATCCAATAAGGTAAAGATACTACCGTATGTATTTGGGTGACCTAGTAAATCTGAATTCTTTTTGCAATTCCTAGGAGTTACATTATATTTGAAATAAGGATTGTAAGTATAGAAGAAAACTTTCTGTAAGAATTCTCTATCAGAATTTTCATCAGAGTTATCAGCATACTTTTTAAGAGTTGCAATTTTATGATTTCCTGAAGAGGAAGATCGCATTTCATCCAAGAAGGATTGTAGATAAGTAAGGTTTGTGTATTCAGTCATATTCCGTTTATTTAATTATATTATAAATATAATCAATTTAATTGGGAATTGAAAATTTTTGGGAGACTTTTTTCAAAAAGTTATTAACAATTTTTTAACTGATCCTGTATAGCTTTAAGCTTGGCGCATTTTTCATAATCCTCCTTTTCTTCAAAATGTAATAGGATAGCATCTAAACTATGTATTCTATGTTTGGCAGTTTTTTCATCATACCTTAAAACTTGATCAGGAAACATTGCTATTACCGTATAACATAAATTCATATACTCATCCCAGCTCGTATGCTCCAAACTATCCAGGAGTCTCTTCATAAATTCCTCTTCACCGTTATCCATTTTCTATTTCCTTCATTTTTTTAATTAAATCCTCCTGCTCATCAGTAAGAGATTCAGGTAAATCAACAAATATATTTATATAAAAATCCCCAAGTACATTTGGATTATTATATGCAGGGAATCCTTTTCCTCGTATTCTTAACATTGTACCATTCCTTACACATTTAGGAATTGTATATGTAATCTTTTTATCAAAAACATCTATAGTACCTTTACCTCCTAAAAGAGCATCATACATATCAATATGTCGTATCGTATGTAAACCTTTTTTATCTAAATAAAAGTTAGGGTCATCTTGTAAAAGAATGGTTAAAATAAGATCGCCATTTTGATCTTCTGTCATTCCGCGTTGACCTAATCCTTTTAGCCTCATTCTTTGGCCATGTTTTACACCAGGCTTAATGTCAATATTAATTGTTCTCGTACCTAACCTAATTTCTTTAACACACCCATAATAAGCATCATGTAAAGTAATATGTATTTTAGAATCAACGTTTGCACCTCTTGTGCTAAATCCAGAATTACCTCTAAAGCCACCACCATATCCTGGATTGTTAAATCCTCCTGTTCTAATAAAGTCATCAAAGTACCCTTCATTAAATCCACCTCTAAATGGATCATTAGTTATTTGATCGTATTGTGCTTTCTTTTTAGGATCACTAAGTGTTTCGTATGCATCTGCTATTTCCTTAAACTTCTCTTCATTGCCTGAAGATTTGTCTGGGTGATATTCTTTGGCTAACTTTCGGTACGCCTTCTTCACCTCATTTTCAGTGGCTCCTTTATTTACACCTAATGATTGATATGGGTCTTTCATTTCCAAAATAACTGTATGCCTATAAGACTACAAGCCAGGCATAATGATACTATTGTTTTTGTGGTAATACCTTCTCCAAGAAAATACCATGTTAAAAAAGTAAATGAAATAATTCCTGATCCAAATGCAATGAATCTTCCTGGCCATAAAAGACCATCATAGTACTCTACTATAAATCTTGTACCAAAAATTAAAATGTAACTTATTATAGTTCCAAATGTTAATGATACTATAAAAGGATTCTTTTTAAACCAAGGCCATACAAATTGACCATTAGTTTGAAACCATATTGCTGATTGCCCTAAGAAGAACAAAAAAAATGCTAAAATTAACTTAT